CAACCATTTGAAGTCAAATTGCTAATTTCGGAGTTTACCTCCCATGATGAATCTCTCGCAAACCTATGCGGGCGTAGATCCTATCTTGACTACGCTGGCACAAGGTTTTATGCTTCCGGCGACTAACATCGCCAACTTTATCGCTCCCGTTGTTGACACCCCTACTCGTGCTGGTCGCATTTTGCGCTTTGGCAAAGAGCAGTTCGCTATCAACGACTTCCGTCGTGCATACGGTACAAACATTCCGTTTGTTCAAAGCCGTTACGATTCCGAGCCTTATGCTCTGGAACAAGAAGTCGTGGCTTGGGAACTTCCTGAAGAAGTTATCGAGAACGCTGGTGAAGGCCCCGCTCAGGTTGACCTGCGTGCGATTGAAACTCGCAACGCCATGTCCCGCCTGATGAACGCCTATGAGTACACCGTTTCTCAGGCTGTTACCGTCAGAGGCGGTTACAACCCCTACGAGCCTTCTGCTGGTGCTGGCACCCAGACAGGCCTCGGCTTTACAAGCTGGACCACTTTCAACGTTTCATACGCGACCGCTTCCGGTCCTGCTCCTTGGTCCTCCCTGACCTCCAACCCGATCGAAGACGTCCTGACTCTGAAGCGCTCCGTCGCTAACCAGATTGGCATTCGTCCTAACTCGATGGTTGTTGGTACAGCTGTATTTGACCAACTGCTGACCAACCAAGCGATCCTTGAGCGCATCAAGTACACCAGTGCCGATTCTATTGACACTGACGTGCTTGCTCGTTACTTCGGTCTTGAGCGTGGTCTGCGTGTGGCTGAAGGTCGGTATTTGGCCACTAACGGTACCCTGCAGCCCGTGTTCCCTGAGAACGGCATCCTGTTGTTCTACAGCCCCAACGGTCCTTCTGATTCCGTTATGCCCGCTGGTGGTGCCAATGCTGCCACTCCCGCTTTCGCTTATACATATCAGCTGACAGGCACCCCTGCTGTCCGTCCTGAATATTATATTCGTGAGCGTCGTGTTGTTCGCGCTGAGATCACTGTTGAGCGCGTAGTCAACCTCGTTGGCCTCGGTGCTACAGGTCTTATCGGTTCCGGCGCGATGATCACCGACATTCTGTCCTGATTAAGGACACTAAGGAGGTGTTACCATGGCAATTTTAAGACCGTTAACAAAGTCGCAGTACGAAGTTTCCTTCTCTGCGTTAGGTGGACCGACTTTTACAGCGGTGTTCACTAAGTTCAGTGGGGTCAAAGACCAAGCTGAAGAAAGCAAGTATGCTAATGGCACAGGTAACCGCATTTTTCACGTCGTTGGTCCCCGTACCGCTGAAGACGTTACTCTAACAGCACCGTACGACCCGACTGTCTTTAAGACACTCGAGACGTTTTGGTTGGCTTACAACTGTCAGCCGATCACAATCACTGTGACTCCAAAGGATTGCACAGGAGGCGGCGCTGCTGCTGGTGGTGGTCAATACATTCTATATGACTGCATCTTCCGTTCAATCACCACAGCTGATGTGGATCGTGAAAGCGGCAATGTGCAAACGATTGAAACATCGTTTGTGGTTCAGTACTGGGAAAGGACCTGATTTTTTCCACTCAATTGCCCCGGCTTCGGCTGGGGTTTTTTGGTGTCTAGGGTAAAACCTCTACAAGAAGGCAATCCGTAGGGATTCATGAAGACAACTTTTTCGAGCGGAGTTATTGTCACAAGTGCGTGGCTTAATGGAGCTCAAAACATTTATTTCGATGGTCAAAATTTAGATTGGCACTATCCTGCTCTTGGGTTGAGCTCACTTGTGACAACTGGCACAGATGGCCTTGATAGCCGCTATCTTACTTTTGGAACAGATCAGCCCAATTTGTCAGCTTCAGGATTGTACATTAGCGGGCAACCAGTTACTGGTACAAAGGTTATTGCAGGTGTTTGGAATTTTGGGTATGACCCATTAGTTGTTGGAAATCCAACAAATGTTATAGCAAATGCCCCGCGAAGTTACACATCTAATGACAAGTATGCTGCAGGTGGTGTAACATCACCAGCTAAACTAGCAGCAATGAACGACGCTGATATCATAACTAAGGAAATGTTAGTGGACCAACTTAATTACCTATTAGACAATCTTGAAATTGATAATGGTGTGTATTTCTCATCTGCTGGGGGTTGCAATAATTATGCTTCTGGCAACCCAGTCATCTGCCCACTCTAATCTGAGGTTCCCCTAGTGGCGAGATTTGCCCCCCTTCCTGCAGTTTCTCTCGACCCCCGAACTGAAGCACAACTTGTGCAACAGGCTTCGCAGAGGGTTTACGAGGCTTCTAACCAAACACTCAACGACTTCTCCGCTGGGAACCCACTTGCCGCATTGCTTGAAGGACAAGCATTTGCACAAGGCGAATTTCTCTATTGGGCAAATCAACTTCCTCAGTCAGTTTTGGCTAATTGGATTGGTCCTTTCTTGGGGGCAATGCGACGTCTTGGGACACCAGCAACTGCTCAGCTGCTTCTCACCATTCCGCCAAACAATCAGGTAGTTACAGTTCCTGCTGGATCAACGTTTACCACGAATCCTGCCCTAACAGGTGGTGAGGCATTTGAGTTTGTTCTTGCTGATGCTGTTTCAATTGCAGCAGGTGATTCTTATGCCAGAGCTGCAGTTTATTCGCGGTATGTTGGAAGTGTTTATAATTGTCCGTCTAATGCAATCATAGGTGCCTCTGCAAATAATGTTCAAGGCCTCACAGTCACCAATCCTCTGCCAGCTGTAGGTGGCAGTGATGTTGAGACTTACCAAGATGTACAAGAGCGCTTTTTCACTCTCATTCGCAGGAAGAATCCTGTTAGTGAGCAAGATTGGCAAGATTTTTTCATTGACTTCTATGGTGTAGGCACTCTCACTTCTGTGCAGCCGAATAGGCCTAGTCAAGGTGCGTACAACTATCTCACTGACTATCTTCTCCCTAATGGACAAGTTTCATTTTTTGTGCTTGGCCCTGGTGGAGTTGAATTAACGCCTACACAACTACAGCGTGGCCAAAATGTTGTAAACTTTTTAGTGTCAGTGGAAAACCGAGGGCATCTTTATCCTATAACTCTGAGTCAAGTTCAATACAATATTACGCTCTCCGTAGATGCAAATGGGGCATTTGGTGTAAATCCTCGTGACTCTTCACTAAACTTTCGGGACCGTCTTTTCTTAGTTCTTCAACCTGGAAGTATATTCCCAAACACCATTGACCCTACTGTTAGCGATATTGATGCTGCTTTTTATGGCACTTTCTCAGACATAACTCAGTATTCTGATCCTCACATTGAGGCTAGTGCTGCCTATAACACACCGCCTGGTTTAAGTATTGACAATGCAACATACACTCAAGTCTATACATTCCAGTCCACAGAATATTTACTAAACCAATATGACTTGGTTGAAACAACTCTCCCCACTTCCCAATATTTCCCTGTTCTAACATCGTTCACTCCTTATTCAACCAACAAAGCAGAACAAACAGTTTATGGGAATTTGGCACTACAACAAATTCAATATTTGGTGCCCGGAAGTTACTATCAAGGACAAGTTGCATATTGGGACCCTGCAACAGGTGGTGATGGCTTCTTACATGTTATTTTACAAAACCTCTCTATTCTGTCAACGCAAGATATTGCTGAGTTGATAACTTCGGGACGCATTTCTGCTGCTATGTCTTATAGCCCATGGACAGTGGGCAACTCCTATGTTGCAACAGTGGGCACTGCCTACTCTCCGCAAATTATTCAATATGACTATACAGCAACAGAGTTCATCCCTTCTTCAATCATTCCACAAAATACCCGCCCTGGCACATTTGTTTGGGTAGTGGCACAAAACTTCACATTGCAGCCTGCAACTGACTCTCTTGTGGGTGCTCAAGGTCAATCAGTTATAAGTCCTGCGGCAATCATCCCCCAAGAGCTTATTCCTGGAACTGCTTATACCGCGGGAACTTGGGTGTTTACTCCTCAAGTAGGGTCTGGTCCTAGCCCAATAGCTGATCCTTATTTTAACTATGTTGACACTCGCCTAGGAGTGGTCAATAAATATGCCTATGTTGTTTCAAATTTCACTTATTTGCCAAATACTCCAACTGAAACTATAAGTGCCTATTTTGATGCACTTGTGTATCAAGGCATTATTAATGAAATTGTGGTGCAAAGTGCGGACGCAGGCCTTCCTATTTACAAGTATAAACCGCGGTTTCCAGCGACTACATATTTAGAATATCGTACTGATACTTTGGCAAGTCCTGATTACTACATTGCTGCATCTTATTTCACTCCTAATAGTACTGATGCCCAAGTGCTTCAAAATGAGCGCCTAGTGTTCCCACTGTACATAAATACAACACAAAAAACTCAATTTTTAACATACTTACAAGGTAAAACCGCTATCACTCCTACAAGAATGTTTCGTTTTTGGAAAGGGGATCGCACTTTTTTCCGCCAAGGTGTCACTGTTCTTTCTTATACAGCAACTTCAAATGTTACACCTTTGTTTGATTTCTCCACTTATCTCGAAAATGGCATCTTTGTTTTAACTGACACACTATCCTCAACAAACTTTTCAGTTGAGCAATATGTGCCTTATTTCAACCCTGCCTATGTCACTTACAGTGAGGACACTATCATCGCTGAAGATGGGCGTGACATTTACAGGGTGATGAGGGCATTTACACCACCACAAACTGTAGTGAATTGGACGAACACCACTGTAACAAACACAACGCGAAATGAAGAGTATGCTGGCAACCTTCTCAGGTATGTCAATGTTTACACTTGTGAACAACCTGTGTTGTCCCAGTTAGGCAAAGCCATCTCAGGCATTAAACTAGGCATTACTCAAATAACAATCATTCCCAAGAACAAAGGGCGTTTTACTGATGATAATGAGAAGCTAGTGTATGTGTGGGAAAATACTGCAACGATTGGGGAAGTTCCGCAACTTTCTTTCTTTCCAGGAACTCCCTATAATTACACCCCGCCCTCATATAGTACAGGGACGCTAAGTTTATGAGCCAACAACTTATTCCTACAACTGGCGGTACTGAAGTTATTCAAACTACCACCACACAAACTCGACTAAATGCTTTATCACCTCAGTATATTCAAGCAAAGGGTTTAGAATCTAGGCCAACAGAATGGGTTGCGGGCGGACGTCCGATTTATCGAAGGCTTCCAGCAATTAGCGAAACCTATCAGATTGATTTTTTCAATGTTGTTCCTTTAGCAAATTCTACGGGCTTTGACTTAGCCCATGAAGATGTGGGCTTTGTGTACATTCCTTGGGGTGAAAGCATTCATGGCCCAACTTCTACTGAAATCATCTCATCAGATGACCACTCAACAATCCTCATCAAGGCCGGAAACATTGTGTGGCAATATGGTACAAACCCGGTTCGTCCAGCTATTATCAATCTTAAAGAACTTGATATTGAATCAGGAAGTTACACCGTTGCATATCGCCTTATTTATGATAATTCCCCCGTTGAAAATCTTTACTTAGTAGAAAACTTTGCTTTAACTGGCTCACCTCTAACCATTACGTCTAGCACTGACAGTGTAATTGGGTGGCGTTATCCTGCTGAGAACTCGTTTTTAAACACTGCCGGCACTTTCTGGAAAAACCAGGATTCACTTTTCCCTGCTTATGCTCAACCAACTGAATCATTTATTCAATGGACAAGCACCTTAGCCGCTGCATTTACACAAATTACCCTTCGTTGTCCTAGCGGAACTGCCTACACTGGAACTGCCGCTTTATCTTACGTAACGGACGGAGTTATTTCTCCTGTTCGCACAACTTCAATTGCAAGTGACGAAACAGGACAGTTTTTTCAGTTTGATGTTTCAAATGCAACATTTCAAACTGGGTGGAAAGTGGAATGGTCAAGTCTTGATATGGCGATTGAAAGTGTTACTGTGACAGGTTCAGTGACGCGTCTTACAAAGCCTACTGAGTCTTCAACGGAGTGCGTTTTAGTCATCTACCCTGAAGACTCACTTCCTCTTACTGTGCAAAACTCACTAGGGGAGGATATTCCTGCCGCATATTGCCTTTTGGCCAACATTGACGTTAACAATAAATACCAACTAACAGATATTCGCGATAGGCGATATATTGTTCATCGTGACTACACCCCAGTGGCCGACTGGTTAACACTCCCTTTTGATCAAGACCTTATTGATTTGTACGAAATAGTTAAAAAGTACGAAGTTACATGGTTAGAGCCCAAAAACTGTATGAAACAAGAATATGCGGCTTTAACAAAAACTGACATTGTGATTGAGAGTTAACATGACAAAGTACGCACCTATTTTCAACCCAACTGAGTTTGAACAACGGGGTTACACTTCCCCATGGTTCTCGCCCGAACAACAAAGTGCAGTTGAAACAACTGAAAATAGAGTCAATAACCAATTGAATTGGTTGGGTCAATTTTTAGGGTGGAGTGGCGACAATTATTGGTTCAACTTAGCTTCTACGGTTTCTCAGAAAAGACAACTTCTAAGCGGATCATACGGCGTTTATAATGCCTTCATCGTAGCAAGAATTCTTTCGGTAAGAAACTGGGATGAAACTATTGTCATTGAGCCCATTGAAAATCTTGTTGCAGGGCTTAAAGTTTTTCTTGGTGATGACGAATACACTATTCAAAGTGTTGCCGTTGATAATGACACCCAAATCATTTCACTTGGCACTTTACCTCAAAGCTTTTATGACCAACTTGCAGAGAATATTCCTTTAAAAATTGACGTTCCTACCTCGAGATCTGCTCCTTTTTATCGTCCTACTATTGGTGTAGCTGGCGACAATTCTTTTGTGTGTTCTGCTTCGGGAACTTCTCTAACCCTCTTTCCAAATTGGGACCTTCAGCGCGGGTTTCCTTACATCTTCCCAACTCTTTTTGCGGGGTCTGTCTATTATTTTGACCAACCTATTTTCCTCTCTTTTACATCAACTATCAATGCAGATATTGCTCCTGAGTATGATAGCACCGCGGGTCGTTGGTTTCTATCGCTACCAGAAACACTGGCTACTGATGCTGTTGGCATCACCGTGTTTCTTGTGTGGGGCTATTCAAACTCCTCGACTGCTATAAATGCTTCTCTCCCTGTAAAAATACAAACGTGGAGAGACCCTTCAGATTGGGGAACTCACGAAATTCTAAATAATTTCCTAGGAACATGGGGTAACAAGGGTGGTCCGCTGTCTTTTAACTTTGTCTTTGATAGTTTAAGTCTTCACGGATTTAATGAAGTCAACTCCATTGACCTCCCTGTTTTTTCCCGTACTTTAGACTTTGACAGTTTAATCACTAACGTTTATGACCAGAAAACAACTGTAAGTTGGGAACCTCCCCCAAGTCCTAAACTGGGACAATCTTGGTGGAACACTCAAACAGGTGTTTTTTCTGTGTGGTACGATTTAGACCAAGGTTGTTCAGGTTGGGTTGAAGTTTCTTACAGGACTTCCCCAAATGTTGGTACTGCAGTGACAGTGTTTTATACAAATGTAGCAGCATTTATTGCCACTGCAAATACTCTTCCTGTTGGGACTGTTGTTGAAATTTTAGATGTCACGGGTTTGTCAATTGCTGAGAATGTTTTAGGCATTCAAGGAACACTTACAACCGCGGGAACACTTATTTTATACCGCTCGGACTCATCTATTTATTGGACTCCCTCAGAGTTTGGATTCGCAACTATTGCTGACTGGTCTGCAGTGGCATCATTACTCCCATTGGGAGTTCCAGTAGTTTTACGAGATGCCACTGGTTTAGGCACTCAACCTGTCCCATACTCACTAACTAATTTAGATATTGTTATAACTGAGAGTTATGAAATAGAATTGTTAAAAGTTTACAACAATGCCACTTGGGAAGTGCGGCCAGACTCGATCTTGAAGTACATTGCTAATAGTTCTTTATCAGGAACTTTAAGAAATGGTGCGATGTGGTGGGATTATGACAATCCCACGGTGTCAACTCGTGCTGCTAGTGTTTATGTCACTTCGCCTTCTGGCATTGTGTCCTTTACTGTGCAAAACCCTGGCATTGACCTTGACAATGGCACTTATCTTGGCACTAAACTAGTATTGCAAAGTGCGTCAGGTGGCGGTGGTGCAACAGCAGATATTACTGTGGCTGGAAATGCCGTTGTGTCCATTGTGATTAATAACCCTGGTAGCCTTTATCAACAAGGTGATGTTGTGTACCCTGACAACTTACTTTATCCAGGATTGGTTGGTTGCTACTTTATTGTAGACACAGTGGTTGCAAGTGCTTGGGTTTCCATTGTTAGCAATCCGCCTACAGCAGCACCGAATGTCCCTTTGAATGTGACCACTCTCTTATTCTATTGTGAGGGCACTCTTCTCCAAAACGGTGTAGTTTACTCCACGTCTAATTATAGAATAATGTATAGTGGAGACTCAATCACGGCCCAATACACATTCACCTATACACCTCTAAACCTTAACGGAAAAACCCAATTCCCAACTATCACAATGTCAGATAATCTGACAACTGCCTATGTTAAAGACATCACTAACCAAGTCTTTAGTGGCATCACTTATTATATGTCACCAAATGTCTACGATGCAGAGTCGCCACTTAGACTGTGGAAAGGCGAAGCATTACAATCAGCAGAAACACAAGCCCATTTAACAGAGAATAACTACCCCAATCCCCTTCGCGCTGATGTAAACAATGGTCCGGGTCCTGAAAATTGGGAAAAATACTTTATTCGTATGCCGCTAGATTATGGGAGAAATGGGGCTGTGTGGCAAAAAACTGCACTAACTCTTCAAGACTTCGCATATTGGGGTTCGAGCATTGCTCCAGAACCCATGAATTGTCCCACTAGCGAAAGTGAACCTGTCATCTATGATGAGTTATTTCTCTATCCGGACGCTGTTCCTGACTACGCTTATGTGTACTCAGAACCGTATCTTTACTCAAATATTGGGTACTTTGACAATGTCGAGAGTGGCCCCTATGCTAACTCTGGTGTGTTCCCCACTCAAGAACTAGAATTTGATGAATTCACAGAAGCACAACTCACTGAGTATGCTCCTTTGCATAATCGCCAAGCAGATGTGCTCTCACCAATTGGCAATGGCTATGGCGATTGGATTGGCGAATACGTTAACATCAATCCTTGTGTTCCCCTTACTGGTTACTTAGAAGTGGACCTTTTAAGTGGAGGAGTTAGTCCCATTCCTGCACCACTTTGGGACAGTTCAATTTACAAAATTCCACCAACATGTGATCATGACATCCAAACGTTTAGTGTGGACGCCAATCATTATCGCATTTCCTACGCTTACTTTGTAGCGGACGCAAGTGTGTCAGAGGACGCATTTTTTGACCCTCAACAAGAAACAGCGTGGCGTTACCCAAGGAGTTTACCAAGAACTGGTTATCTCGTTCCTAGAGGATGACAATGGAAAAAGTAAACCTCAAAGAACGACTTATTCACCTCGGGTTCTCCGAACAAGCGGCAACTGAAGTGTCTGACTTTTTAGGGTCCAGAGTTTACACAGGCGAAAAAGAAGGTAGAATAAAGAGAAGAAACCCACTAAGTAACGACCCTGCGTGAACCAACACACCTACGTAGAAAACTGTCAACGTTTTTATCTTGAAAACGGACTGGAACCTGGTAACCCCGACGATGGAAAGTGGGAGGAGGCGCACTATCCCGCACCAAAAGGTAAGGGTAACGATGTTATTCTTCTCCTTCGTGAACACCACCAGGTTCAAGGTTTACTCCAAAGTGAAGAGTGGGGAAAAACATGTTTTTTCTTAGGTCACACTAAACATTTTTTGACCTATGGAAGTTTTGTAGATAACTGGTTTGAGTTGTGGGACATTTACGACAAATGGGTTCTACACCGACTTGAAGAACTTCACGCAGAAAAAGATGAAAACGGGAAAAGTGTCTTTGCGGTAAAGATAGGGAAAGCCGGGGACCACTCGTTTACCCCGGAGGCGTGTTCAAAAGGGGGGAAGATTGGAGGAACAAACTCTCATAAGGAAAGAGACGAACAGGGGAGAAGCGTACGCGCACTTGAAACACTCGGCGACTATCAGTTTACCTCGGAAACCGCAAAACTTGTCCACGAAGAAAAACTTGAAGACGGTAGAAGTAAACACGCCGTTGAGAAATGTGGTGTAAACCTTAAAGCGAAATATAGGTGTTTACACACGGGTTTTGTGAGTTCGGCGTCAGGAATAGCGCGTCGCCAACGTAAACTCGGTTACGAAAGTGGTCCTGACTTCCGGGTAAAAGTGATTATCTGATTTGTAACTACAGTGACCCAACGCCAAAAAACACCTTACCGCTCTATGACAGAACCCGTGAGGGAAACCCCAGTTTCCCAGGACATTCCCAAAGAAGAAAAAGAAAGTTTGGTAACGGTTACCAAAGAAACAGTAACACCCCCTGTTCACCGTGAACAAGATGTTCACCATGAACAAAAACTGCCAGTCGAGGTTGAAAAGATTCAAGAATTGTCAAAACCAATTGTGGTTGAAAAAGTTCAAGAACCGCCTATTCCGACTGTTATCAAAACTCCACATAAAAATCCCGAACCCAACAAAAAACCTGAAGACATTCAACGTCGCAATATCCCGCGTTTTGCCCATTACCGGAGTGATCAATGATTCCTCCTCTTAGGTCTTCGGACTTCGTAAAAAAGTTTGCAATGCTTCTAGCGGCCAATGAGTCGAATAGGAAACTCGCAGGCCTGCCGTATGGTACAATTAGGGGGGTTGTTGTGTCTGTAGATGACCCACTTAACCGCGGGCGCGTTCAAGTTGTCTTTGATGACATGAATCC